CATACCGCCAACACCGTAACCAACAACGCCAGTTGAATTAGTTTCATCCACCAAAGCGTCAATAACTTCGCCTTGCGCAACTTCCCCCAAATCTTCGGTCATTTCATCTAGCAATTCACCAAACCGTTTTTTGTTTTGCTCGTCTGCAAAATCTAAAAGCTTGTCAATTTTCAAATAAAACTTTCGCGCTTTTCCGTATTTAGACGCATAAGCTTTGTCTGGAGTAAAGTAGAACCCAATGCCCAAGTTCCCGCCGTCGTAACCTTCCGGTTCGTAGGATTCACCGGCTTCTTCAGCTTGCTCCGACAAGCTCATAAACCGATTGAATTTTTTCCGGCCAGCGTGATACACAGGGCCAATGGCGTATCCGGCGGCACGCGCTGCCTTGTCCACCATCCGCTGCGCCGTGACCATGTCGCCGCTTTCAACAGCGGCCATGTATTCCGCGTCCATCTCCGGCGTGACGCGGCCTAGAACGGAGAAACTGGGTGTTTCCTGCTCGCCTTCAAGCTCGGCTTCAGCCTGCGCGGGCGGGGCGGCTTTCATCCGCTCCTTTAGCCGCGCAATCGTTTCTTCGCTTGCCTTTTGCGGCGGCACGCCCAAGGTCGGGCCATGCACTTGGCGGTCGTAATACACAAACAGGCTGCGCCCCTTGGCTTTGAGTTCCTCCAGCAGCGGCTCCTTGCCAGCCGCGCGCGTGTCGTCCTTGTTGCGCAGGCCAATGACGATGCCCGGTTGCCCCTCCGGCTGTTGATCCAAGAATCGTGCGTCGTAGGTGTCGCCGTCGATCACCTTGTATTTGATGCCAGTTTGCTCGTCGAGGATGAAATCGGGCAAGCTTGTTTTGCCGCGCCCGGTAAACGAGATCGCCACATTGAAACCAGAGTCCAGCATGTTGCGCATGCGGCCCCAGTTGGTGCCCTTGCTCTCCTGATATTCGCCGTCGATCATCTGCGACCAGCCCGTGGAGCTGTATGTCAGGTGATGGTTGGGCGCAATGGAACTGCTGTGCAGCTTGGTGTAGTCGTAGAAGATCGTGCGCGGGAACGCCTCGATGAACGGCTTCAGCACCGACGGCGGCAGGTCGGAGGTTTGGTTCAGGCGCACGCTAGGTTGACGACGCTCCCGAAGCACGGCGCGCTCGAACTTCTCGATTTCCGCGTACAGGGCAACGGCAAAGTCTTCCGTGCTAAGGACAAGCGCCTCGGTCTTCAGGTATTGCGAGAGGCGCGGGCCGGAACGACTGCTGCCTTCGCCGCCGTATAGTGCATTCAAGCCTGACTTGTCGCCCAAGCATGTATCGCGGCAATTGGCCGAATTTGCGCACAGGTTTAGCTTGTCGCCAAGCTTCTGCGCGGACGCCAGACCCAGACCAAGCGAACTGACCCTTTTGCCGTTTTTGGTGCGCGGCCCCATTTCGTCGGAGGTCTTGCGCAGCTTGGCGTTGGGCTGCGACAGCAACACGCCGACATTGTGCTTGGCCTTGAGCCTCTTCTTGGCTTCGCGCAGCCGCTCCTTGCGCTGCTCGGGTTTGAGCGCGCGATAGGCGGCAACTGCATCCGCGACCGCTTCGTTAAGTTTGTCCAGAGTAAGCGGAGGAGAAACTGGCTTGTCGCGATCAATGTCCAGCGTAAACAACTTGACCTGCTTCATCTTTTGGTCAAATGCTTCGCCTTCGCGAATGGTGATGTAAAAGTCCTTGCGCCCGCCTTCGTACTCGGCATCCAACGACAGCAGGTTGGGGTCGATGTGCAGCAGTACATTGGCGCCATCTGTCGGCTGCTCGATAGTGCCCGGCTTTTTCGCAATGGCCGCACCGCTGGACTCGTTGGTCAGGTAAATGCGCTTGGCGTCCACCGAGTGCCCGACCAGTTCACGAGTTTCGATCAGCCTGCGCGCATTGTCGTTGGTGGTCGGGTAATAAACCGTGACCGTGCCGTTCTTGTTGAGCGGCAAGCCCGTCGGTTCGTGGATCGCCTGCTCTTTCTTGCCAAGGTTGATCGAGAACAGCGGCTCGACTTGCGTGTCGATCTGCACCGGAATGGTGTATTGCCCGGCGCTCAGGTACGGCCACATGCCGTATTCCTCGAAATACTTGATGGCCTGATTCCATTCATCGCGGTCAAAGCCTCGCGACTTGTAATCGTGGATGGCGTCCCATGTGCTGGTTGCCGGAATTTCTCCGCCAGCCTTGAACGCCTCCATCAAGCCCAGCGCCTTGGAGTAGCGCATGTCCACGGCCATGTCGTCGTATTGCCCGACGATGCTGAAACGGGGCGGATCGCCTTCGCGGCGTTCCAGATCCGCGCGAAGTCGTTCGCGCAACATCTTGACGCCATCTTCCTCCAGCACTTCTTCTTCGCTGCGAGACGCGACCAAGCTGATGATCTTGGAGCTGGTCATGTTAACCGTGAACACGCGCCCGGCAAACGGAACGGCATTCCACCAATCCTGCCGATCCATAGTGTCGATCATCTTGGCTTCGGCGTCAGACAGCCGTTGCAGCTTGACCCGCTGCTCCAAGCCGCTGCCCGTAGCCTCGATAACTTTAGCCTTCCAGTAGTTGTAACTGACGATGTCGCCAACGCGCAGTTGCCCCGGCGCAATGTACCCGCGACGCAACTTGGGGATGCGTTCGCCCTTGCGGCGCGTGCGAGCTTCCTTTTCTTCTTGCTCTTGTTGCTCCGCAACTTGAGCGGCGGCTTCCGCCGCTTCTGCGGCTTCCCGTTCCCTGCGCTGCTGTTCAGCCAGCTTGGCCGCTGCCGCGTCCGCCTTGCGCTGTTGTTTTTCGGCTTCCTTTCGCTCTTTCTCAACTTGCTTTGCCGCTAGCCGTTCGGCAGCGGCATTCCTGCGCTCTTTTGCGTTGCGGCGCCGTTCTTCGGCAGCTTGCTCTTTTTCGCGTTGCCGTTGCAGCGCCTTTCGCTCCTGCTCAAACTCACGCTCGGCTTGTTTGGCCTTGGCGGCTTCCTCCCGTTGCTGTTTTGCCAACTCGGCAGCTTCCCGCTTGCGTTGGGCTTCTGCCTGTCTCGCGGCCAGTTCTTCAGCAGCGCGCGTTTTCTGATCCGCTTCCTTTTGCTTTTGCTCCGCTTTGCGTTCGGCTGCGGCCTTGGCTCTAGCCGCATACTTGTCGTACCTTGCGACAAGTGCTTGGCCTAGGCGGTTGGTTTCCTCTGCCGTTGCATCCTTAAGCCCAAACGGCAGCATTTGGACGGCGGTGTTGCGGTCTTCAATCGTCGTAGCCGTGCCCGCTGCTTCAACCAAATACCAAGACTCCTCGGTTTCCGAGATTTGCTTGATCTTGTTGACTACTTTGGTAATTTCGGCTTCGCGCTTTTTGGCGACCCGCGCTTGTTCTTTTTCTTCGGCTTCTTTGCGCTTTGCTGCGGCTTCGGCGTCTTCCGCATCAATGTCTTCCTTGACCTTGGCTTCAGTTTTTTTAGTCGCCTCAATGGTTGCCAAAGTCCGCTTGGCAAAGATGCGCGCTTGCCGTTGGCGGCTGGACATGGCCACCTCGGTTCCGGCTTGCGCGCGATCCCACAGCGCAATCAGCGTGTTGGCGCCAGCAATGCGCTCGTTGACCGACGCCTCCACTTCGACCTCGCCGTCCGTCGTCTTGTACAGCAGCTTGGGCAGCTTGCCGAGTGCTTTCTGCTCCTCGGCGGACAGCGTGTTGAAATCAAAGCCGATCTTGTTCAGCCGTTCCTTGACCCATTCCCAGATCTTGCGGAAGAAGCCGGGGTCTTTTTGGATCAACTCGTCGGCCAGCGAAGGGTTTTCGCGCAGCGCGTCAATCGTGGAACTAAAGATGTCGGCCATCGACGACATCGTCTCGTTCGTTAGTTCGGCACGCCCTTCCGGCGTTTGCAGCCGCTTGCGCAATTTGGCTTCGTCAAGACCAAGCCGCGTCGAAATTTCGCTTGCGGCCTTGTTCATCGCGGCGTTGAACACATTTGGCGCGACTTGCTGCATCTTGTTCAGCGTCGCTTGCCATTCTTCCGGCGACTTCCTGTACAGCGAGTGGTAGCCTTCGTGCCGCGCGACCGTGCGCAGCAATTGGCCTTCCGACAGGCGCGAGTTCAGATAGACCTTATTGCCTTGCTGGAATCCCTGCACGGCTTCGCTGCCCGCGCCAAGGTCTAAGAATTCGACATCTACGCCCGCCTCGTTCAGGATCCGCTCGGCGTTGCGCTGCGAATCGCTGGCCGGAAGCACGGGCCGAATCGTGTCTACATTGATTGGCAAGGCGCCAAACGCCTTGGTTTTCTTCCATTGCTCCTTGGTGGCGGCCCACTTGGCTTCTTCTTCAGGCACCATAAGGCGTTCAGCCCCCGGTTCCTGAGACTTTTCGAACTCCTCCAGCAAGCCCTTGCGCTCGGCGGCGGCACGCGCGTACCCGTAGTCGCCAGCCAATTCGGCCTTGGCCGACAACTCCGTTTCCGCCGCGACTGCTTCAAGTTGCTTGGCGGAAATTTCGCGCGCTTCGCCAATTTGCTCTAGCTGCTTTTCAAGCTGGGCAATCTGTTCCGGCGTGCCGACAGGACGCGGCGTTTCGCCCTCTGCAACTTCCGCCGGGCCTTTGAGCCGTTCAAGCTCCTTTTGGCCCATTTCGTAAAGCTGGTTTAGCTGCTCGGCTTGCTTAGTTGCACCCTCGACCTGTTCGGTCAAGCCTTGGATGCGCTGTTCTTCCAGCTTCTTGGGCAGTTCGGCGGCTTCCTTTTCGGCCAACGCCTTGCGCTGCTCCGCAAGATCGGCGGCAATCTGCGCCTTGGCAGTCAAACCTGAAATGGCGCTGCCCGGCAGGAATCCAAGCACGCCGGACTTCAAAACTTCCCCAAACTCAAACGCTTCCTCGGCGGACTTGATGCCCATCGCATAGTCGGCCAACTGGTTGAGGCTTTCGTTCAGCGCCTCCTGCCCAGCTTCTTCCAAACCTTCGGCAAGCATCACTTGGCCGACGGTCAACTTGCTAAGGGCGCCGCCGGTGCGGTTGTTAATCCGGCCAAGACGCTGCGCCGACCTTGCCAAGCCCACAGGCACGATTTCGAGCGAGCCAATCGCCGCGCCCGCAAGGTACGACCCCCACGCTTCATCTTCGGACTTGCCAAGGGCTTTGGCTTCCTCGTAGCGCGCGGCTGCGTTGCCCAGCGCCCCAATGCCCCCAGCAGTAGCCATCTGCACGCCACGGCCCACAGCGGCCCCCGCAGCGCCAATTGCCTCGGCGCTTGCCCCGGCAGCCCGCCCAAGCGCGCCAACGCCAGCTAAACCACGCCCAGCAAGCGCGCCCGTTCCGCCCGTTGCCGCTCCTGCCAACACAAAACCCGTTGCGCTGCCAAAAGCGCCTCCAATTCCAGCAGTCCAGCCTTGGCCTAGACCGGTAACGCCCGGCGCAAACTGCTGAACGCTTGCCTGCATTTCACGCGCCCGGTCGTCAAGCTGCGATTCTCCAGTCAGCTTTTCCGACAAAATGCCAAGGCCTTCGACGGCGCCAGTAAAAGCGCCAGTCAACCCTTGGAGAAAGCTGCTGCCATATTGGGTCGCGTATTCTTTAAGGCTGTAACCGCCGCCCTCGTCCATGAACGCATAGGCCTCAGACCCAAGCTGGCCCGGCGACGGCACGGGCTGATTGGGCTTGTCCATGAAACTAAATTGATCTTGGTCGTTCATGGCGTTGCAATTGTCAGCGGCCTTGATTCCGCAAACGAGCGTTTAGTTGACTCCGAAGCATTGCTTGCTGCGCTCGATGCGTGTCATCAATGTTTTTTTGCGTTTGCTTACCTGCCTTGGGGGCTGGGCCAACACCAACGCCTTGCTGACCAATTTGAGCCAAAGCAACTTTAATGTTTTCAGAACCATGTTGCTTCAAAAGCTCTGTGACACTTCTAATGTCGTAGCCATAAGCCTCAACAAGTTCTTTTTTCAACTGCGTTTCCGACATCGACACTACGCGCTGCATGTTTTGAGTTTGCAGTTTTTCTCGCCGCTGTTGTTCTAGAACGGAAGGTTCAACACTAGGCGCATTAGGCGCAGGCGGGCTAGGTGCTTTTTGACTTAGCCATGTGCCTTCCCTGTATTCACCGGGCGGCACCAGCTTTAGTTGCGCCGCAGAAGAAGCTGCGCTTTGGCGCTTTACTTGTTGATTTGCTTCGGATGACTGATCTGACGATTTATAAGGCAATGCTTCTTTGGCAACGGCGAGGTCTTCAGGAGACAACACGCGAATTTTGTCAGACCACTTGCTTACATCAAAACCCATAACTTGTGCAAGCAAACCAATGTCGTCTACATAAGTAGATGCCCCTTTGTTTTCGGAAGCATACTCCATCATCAAATCAAACTCTTCTTGAGACTGTGGCACGCCGAACAATTCTTTTCTGGCGCTACCGGTGGAGTACTTTTTGGTAGCTAGAGCTTCTTTAGCATTTAGAACATCTTGTTTAATTTCTGCTTGGCGATCAGTTAGCTGTTTTTTAGCTTTTGCTTGTTGGTGTCGAGCTTGTTGAGACCTAACTAGCGCCGCTTGAAATTCAGGTGCATTTTTCTTTAGCCGGGTAAGTTCAACTTCCTCAGCCAAGGTTTTGTTCGGCTTGTTAGTTAGCTGCTTAAATCGATCAAGGCCTGCGATGGCTTGTTCTTCCGTCATTTGCACGGCAGGCGTTTCCGAGGGTGGTTTGCTTTCGCTTTCGGTTTCAGGCGTGGCAGACGCAGCAGGCGCAGCAGGCTTGTACTCGGCGGGGTTTGCTTGCGGGTTTTTAAGCCGCCACGCTGCAAAGTTTCGGCGCTCTTCACCTTTAAGTTGTAGTTCGTCCGCTTCGCGGTTCAGTCTCTGCTTGATTTCTGGAGTAAGCGCAATTTGTTGATTGCCGCCCGCAACCGTTTGCGCGCCCGGCATTGCACCAAACGGAGTACTAGGCGCACCGGTAGAAGCAACGCCCGGCATGCCGCCGCCGCTGCTCATCAATCTCTGCGCCATTTGTTCAATCCACATGTCAGGCGTTACGCCTTGCTCTTCCAAAGCGTACTTTTGATCTTCACTTAGTTGACCGTACATGCGCGTAGCCGTGCTGTACGCTTGCGACAAATTAAAGCCTTGATTGCGACCTGCTGTGTACTTCGTTTGCGCCTCTGCAAGGCCAATGTTCCTTTGCAGTAGCTGATTTCTTAAATCAGCATTTTCACGCTCCATTGCACGCATTTTATCCGATTCTGCTTGCAGCCGTGCGGTGTCTTCTTTTGCTGTTGCAGCGTTTACCCATTCAAGTTTGCTGTTAATCGTTACGCCAATCATTCCCTGATTAGCTTTTTCAATGTTCAACGACATCTGCTGCGGGCTAATGTTTGGATCAAGTTGATAATTATTTTTTAATGCCTGAAATGCTAACGCTTGAGATTGTTGACCCATTTGCTCGCTATTAGCAATAGCGGCATCAAACCGATTCATTTGAAACTTAAAGTCCTGCGCTTTAAGTTTGGCTTTGCCAACCTCTTCTAGCAAGTTGTCATAAATCTGTTGCGTTGCTTGCAGCGGAACGCTCGTGTTTTGTGCTTGCTCAAGCAAACTTTCAAGCCGTGCAGTAATTTGCGGGTCTTCTACAGGCTCCCCAGTTGGCGTGTATGTCTGAAAAAACCCACGACCACGCTGATCAACTAGCATCGAACTAAACGCTTGCCGCGCGGCTTCGTCGGCCATCAACAGGTTGCGTTTTCCAGTTTCTCGCATGTACATGTCGCGCATTTCTGGAGACATGTAGCCCGCCAGTTTGTCAGCAGCCGCCATGTTTTGTTCATACCTAGCGCGGACTTCTTGATAAGTGGGCTTTTTTTCCAACCCAGCCATCATTTGGTTAAACGATGCAGCAAAGTTGTATGGCTGCATGCGCTCACCAGTCATTTGATTAGATTGCTCAAAACCCGCTTGCTTAGATTGCTCAGGCAACCGCGTAGGCAGATCCTGTTCCGGAATAAGCGACGGGTTTTGCAGCATCGCAAAGTCTTGCTGCGTTGCCGCCAGCAATCCGCCTGCTTCCGCATCGGCCTGACGCTGTTCCATGCCAAGGTTAAACAACTGCGTTTGTTGATTTGCCGCTGTTTCTGCGCGGCGGTCTGCCGCCTCGGCCAAAATTGCTTGGCGTTCTTCTCGGGCAAGGATGGCGTTGATTCTCTCCTGCTCCATTCGCAGCTTTTCTTGCTGCAAGCCCAGTTGCATGCCTTGGCCAAACCCAGCGGCCAAGCCAGCCATCGCGTTGTTGATGCCGCTATTCGGACGGATAATGATTGCCATGGTCGTCGTTTGTCAGGGCGCTTGGAGGTAGTAGGGGATGTTAGAACCCTTGTTGGCCCCGTAGGTCATTCCATATCCCATAAGCGTTCCGCCAAGTCCCGTCAGGCTTCCCAGCCAAGCGTTCGGGTCTTGGTATTGCACATTGCCAACCGCGCCAGCCATGGAACCCAGCAGGTTGGTGTTGGCGGCGGCGTAATTCTGATAGAAGCCAGACATTGCACCCATGGCCCCGGCTTCAGCTTGCGCTTGCGAGGTAGCAAGCTGCCCCTTCATGCCCGCGACGGATTCGTCGATGCCCATGAGCGTGCGGGTCAAATCGGAGCTAATGCCGCGCGAAGCGTTGTCAAACGCAGTCGTGTTGTACAAGCCGCGCTGCATCATAGACTGCTGCATGGCGCTGCCAGCTTGCTTGGATTGATCCATCGCGCCCTGTCGCGCGGTTTGCCCGTACATGTCGGCAAACTTGTTCGCTTTGGCGTAGCCTTTTTGAATGGTTGGCAGCATGGCTTTTTGCTGTTGCAACGCTTGCCCGTACAGCCAGCCTTGTTCATTTTTGGCTTTGCCGTACAGCTTCATCATTTGCTTGAACTGTTTCTTGGCTGGATCTTCCTTGCCGAACAAAGCACCTCCAAGAATGCCAGCGCCGCTCATAAGTGCGCCAATGCCAACAGCGACCATTTTGTTATTTCCTTTTTTGGTTTTTGGTGGTGTTTATTTGCTTAACAAGCTGCTGCTACGCGCTCCAAGTGTGGAAGATGGCAGGAGCCGATCCCGTTCCGTTGGTGTAGCTTTCGGTGCCCGCCTTGGTTGGCAGACCAGACGAGTAGGTGATCGTCTCGTACCAGTATGTGATCGCGCTCGGCGCAGTCGTGCCGCTCGGAATTGCCCAACCCAACCCCATGTCCGCTTCGTTTGTAGACACGGCACGGATGGCGGGAGCGCCGCTTGACATCAGGCAGTACCAGTACAGCCGACCAGCCGTTAGCGGCGTTGCGAACGGCAACACGAAAGTCCCGGTCGATGCCGTGCTTTGGGTTGCGCTGACAAGGGCCGACCCGCTAGGGCGGAAATCGCCGGTGAGCGGCTTACCAGCTCCATCGCTCACGCAGTTGTAGAGCGCGATGCGGATGTTTTCTCCAACAGCAGCGGTCGTAATCTGCACGCGCACATCCCCGAGCGTGCCGCCTCGCACGGGAGCCACAAACGGGATCCAGTAGGTGCGGTTTGCAGTCAGCGTCAGCGTTGCCAGCGCCACGCCGGTACGGCAGTTGGCGATGTAGCATTGATCGGGGTTTGCGCCAATCGTCTGCTGGTAATCCTCAATGTCGAGATATAGGACATGGTCGTTATTAGCCAGTCCGGTCAAAGCGCCGTGGTCGCCAACCGGCAAGTCCCTGTAAACGCCATCTCCAGCCAAAAAATTGGTGCTGGTGCCCGTCAAACGGGGCGCCAAACCTGCCCGTTGATTGTCCGATTGCACCAGCGCCGGAGCCAGTTTCCCGTTGATCACGGTCAGGCTGGGGTCTAATGCCAAGCCCAGCGTCAGCGGGCTGTTGTTGGTCACCGTAAGCGGCGGAGCGACATTTAAGGACAGGTTGCCCTCAGCGTCTACTTGAAACGGCCCAGACACCTGAATTGTGATTTGCCCGCGTTGGTTTAAGGTCAGCGGGGCCGCGACAGCTTCATCCGTCGTAAAGCTGTTGCGCCGCTGCCTTTGCGGGTCGATCCCACGGGCCTGACCAGAAATTCCAATGCGCTTAGAATCAGGCATTGCGCTTCCTTCCCGCCGGGTAGGCGTCCATTCGCAAGCTTTCCATCGCCCAGCGCGTGGCCGCGTTGGCTTGTCCAAGCTCGATCCAGACATACGCCCCGCGAGCGCGAACAAGGTGAATCGGGTTGCGCCCCGGCACCAAGGTGCCATTGGCAACCGGTTCGCCCTTTAGGTCGGGTGTCTGGCTGGCATACAGACGATAATTGACCGCGCCTTGGTTGGAAAGTACCGCCGCCAAATTCATCACCCGCGATTCCATTTCCGTGTCGTCGGGCGCAATCGGGCCGATCAACACGCGGCTGTTGATGATCTGGGAGTCGTCGTTGACAGCGTTCTTGTCCCACTTCAGCAGGCTGGCATCGTAGGATCCGATCAACAGGCACCTGTCGTCCGGCGCGTCTCCGTCCACGACAATCGCGGCAGATGGCTGCTTGGCCGTGTTCCCGACAGGGCCAAACTCGTCTTGGAACCATGCTCCCGTGCGGCGCTCCCAGAAGAAATGCTTGGTGTGCGTCGCCGTGTCCGTAAACGGCATCAGGAACAAATGCAGCCCGTCGTCGTAGGTGTTCCAGAACATCTCGACATAAAACTGGCCCAAATCGACTTCAGTCAACCTGCGTTCAATAGTCGCTTGCGTCATCGAAATCGGAATACTGCCCGGCTTCATGATGTAAACGCCGCCGCGCGATCCAAAGAAGTACAAGTTGCCTTCCGGATCCTTAGCCCACGAGCGCCCAAACGCTACGCCTGTGACATCCGACACAAGGTCGAAGACGCCACCGGCCATCGGGTCGCCGCGCATCATCCACAGCGACGAATCGCAGCCAAACAACAGCAAATCGTCGTTGTATGGGATCAAGCTGTTGACAAGATCCGGGCACAATCCGGCGCGGGCGTTGTTCCCGCTGATAGCTTGCGTCGCCGTGGACACGGGCGGGAAGTTGTCCCAGTTGTTGGGAGCGCCTTGCTCCGACATATGCCAGTTGTGCGGATCATCGGCGCCGCGCGCCAACACCGCGCGACCACGCCAGTTTGCCAGCAGCTTGCACCGGTTCGGCAGCGACCCGGCATCCTGCGCTTCCCACGCGGTCACGATGTCGTTGCGCGGGTCGTACACTCGGTAGCTGATGCCGTCGGCAAAGTACACCTTGCCAAACAAAATGGCCGAATCGATGTATTGCGCGTTGGCATCAAGCTCTGGCTGCGGCAATGTCGTAGCACCGGCGGGCGATTGGATGCCCCCGACGGAGTCAAACCGCTTGATCTTGCCGTTGGACACCGCAAGCAACGCTTGCGCTCGCGGCGACGAAGTGCCGACACTTGCGCTGGTTTGAATTAGTTCGTACCGCTCAACAGTTGTGTCGTCGCCAACACCGTCGCGCAAAACATAGGCGTTTTCTGCGCGCGGATAGGTGTCCGGCAGGGCAGGGTTTGGCGTGCCGGGGAAATCGTCCGTAGGAAGCGATCCAAACCTGTACGGCGGGCTGACCAATTCCGGCACGGCATGCAACACGCCGGTTCCGCCCGTCGTGTCTTCCATCAGCTTGACCGCTGGCCCTGTTTCCTTGGCGTACACAGACCAACCCGGTTGCAGCGTATCGCCGCCGTCAAACACAAACGGGTAATAGATGTTGTAGAAAGCATCCGATCCAAGGTGCGGCAAGTAATCGCCAAAGAAAGTTGCCGGGCCGCCTGTTCCTAGTTTCCATTCCGAAGTCAATGTGTCGGTTGCAGCGTTGTATGTAAGCTTGCGAACCTGCCCGTCAAAGTCCGACCATGTGTATTCAGGCGGTGTCGTAGAGCCAGACACCTGCGAATTGCCCATGGTGTAGGTCGCATTGTCTACATGCTTGACGCGCAGGCCCATGCCAGATGCGTCTCCGCTAAAACCGTCGGTAATCCAATATAGATTGCCTGTAATAGACTCCAAGCATCCGGTCACCGCCAGCGGAGACACAAATTTGGCATATCGGCTTGCTGTAAGCGTAGTGTCCGGCGAAGGCGGAGAGTTGCGGAATGGGTGCGGCCAGTTTCCGGGGTTGTAAGTAGTTTCCATCGCCAGCGTTGGCGGAGCGTAATTGCCGCGAGGCAGCAACGGCCAAATGCCCCATTTCCACGCAAGGTAGCCTTCTACTCGTTCAACCAAACTAGCGTTAGTGTTGTCAGAGCTAGTGTAAGTAGCTGCAACGCTGTGCAAACTTGCAGGATTAATTACGGCAGCAGCATTAAAGGGAAAACTGTTAGCAGCGGGAAAGCCAGAAAAGTTTACGCCGCCAAGTGTTTGCAAATTGGCAAGCGGCCCCAAAATGCCAGCTACTGTTGATCCAGCTTGCACAACATCACCGCGAATCAGCCCTAAAGTGCTTGGAGGACTAAAAGAGCCAACATCTACTCCATCAACATCATAAATTTGTTTGTTAGTAATTCCGTAGGGATTTGGATAAGGAATGCCGGTTGCACATCGTTTTGTGTCCGCGCCAAAAATGACTGTTTGCGTTTTGCTTGCCAAACCCAACGAGCGCGGATACGCAGGAACAGATGCGCTGTCTAAATTGTGAAGCGCGACAATTTCCGCGACTTGCCCTTTAAACCAATTGGTTGAGGATGAAGACAGCGTAGGCGTCTGGCGGCCAAGGTAAAAACCCATGGTTGCGGTAATTTGCGCCCCGCGCCACCTGTCGATTGGTTGGCCGTTAAATCGATAGTGGCATTCCAAGTCGGTGCCGGGCGTGCCCGTGCCCGCTGAATACACAATTGTCAAAACGCTGGCATTGTTGTTGGGGGACAGCGTTGCCGAAGCAGGAAATCGATATTTACCCGCGCCAATATACGCCGCATTGTTGCCGCTAGTAGCCAACCCCGGAGACGGTTGACCCAAAAACAATTCAACACTTGTCGAAGGAGTTGCAACCCAAAAATTCCAAGACGGATAAGTGTTTGGCGTTGCGTACAGCGTAACTTTGTTGGGGTCTACTGTCCCCGGAAAAATCAAATCTTGAGTTTTGTGAACCGTGACATGCAAGTCATGTTTTTCCGTTTGCGAAGTGTTAATGCCGCACAGATATGCGGGATCCGTAATCGGATTGTCGTTGTCAGCAACTTGCGGCCTAAAAACAATGCTCAACGCCCATTTTGCGCCGCTATAGTTCGGCACGCCGGTGCGAGACGATGCTTGGCTTTGCGGCGTTGTCGGTTGGCTGGCGGGATTGGAGTACAGTTGCGAATTGCCGTCAAACTCGATGCACGGCTGTCCCAACCATCCGGTGGCTTGATAGCGCGGCCCCGTTTCTGTCACAGGATTGTTGCCAAGGTCGCGACTGTTGCCGGACGAGTCTTCCCACGCTGTGATGCGCTCGTTGTTTTCGGACACGATTCTTGTCGAGTCGTACCATGACCACAACTTTTCGGCAGGGATGTCCGAAGGCGTCCAATCGACAATGGTCTGCCCGTAATAAGGGTAGGTAGCCGAATGCCGGTTGTACCGGTTGGTGTTTTCAGCCGCAGCAAAGTAAACCTTGCCGCTGCCATCGACATCGATGTCGCACAGCGGATACGGCAACTTGCGCCGACCAAACTCGTCTAGTCCCGTAGTAAACAAATCGCCGTAGACGATGGCGTAGCCGTCTTCCAGCTTGGGATCGTTGGCGGCGGCGTACAGCAGGCCGTTGCTGTACACCAGCTTTTCAATCGTCAATTTGGGGCTGTAGGCGTACACCTGCTCCGGCGCCGCGCCTGCATCGTTTTCGCGATACCGCCAAATCTTGGACTTTTCCAAAGCCGCCGCGCTTGTCAACGGCGAAGGAGAAATAGACAACTGCGCTGGGTTTTGATGGCCCGTGGCAATCCACAAGTTGCCAGCACCGTCCACGGCCAATCCGCGAATGTGCAGGTTTTGATCTTCGATGTTAGGCGTGATTGTGTAGATCAACACGCCATTCTTGTTGAACTTTTGGACGGCGCGCCCGGCGTCCACGACATACAAGTTTTCTCGCGAGTCAACTACGCCGTAAGTGCTGGCGTTTGTGTTGGCGTTGACATTTTCCCAAACCAATTTGGGCGGGTCTTGAACGCCATAGTTTAGCTGCCGATTGTCGTAGACGACTTTTTCGAACCGTTTAACGCGGGCTTCGAAGCTGTCGTTGGTGTACTTGAGCAAGCCGCTCCGCTGGGCGCCCCGCACGCGACCCGTGATGGGATCAATGCCGCGCACATTGACCGCATCGGACGATGTGCCGCTGGGCTGCTTGGACTGCGCGTTGTTGTCGTTCAGCCCGCCAAACGGAAACGGTAGCTCAAAGTTCGGCATGATTTATTGCGGCCTGTAATACGCGGTCATGCTGCTAACGCCATTGCTTGCGGGAATCCTGATGTGAAATCCCGCTGGCAAAAAAGCTCCTGCGCTGCCGCCAATGTCAAAACTGTAGCTTCCTGCGCCGGGAGATCTGAATTGATAGACGGTGGGGCCAGTTCCCAAATGAACAGAACAGGTTTCTCCCGCTGCGCTTGCGGTAATTACTACGGTTTGCAAAATTGCGTTTTTATACCCAACCCCAAACTTGCTTAGCGCATAACTAGTTGTGCTGGCTCCTTTTCCATCTAGCGGAAAAGCGTCTGTTGCCGTTGTGGCAATTGTCACCCACTCGCACGGCTGATTGTCGTAAATATTGTCAGCCATGTTACTGCGGCCTCCACCACACTTGAACAGTTCCTGCCGATGTTCGAATGTTGAACCCGCCAGCCGCAAAAGTTCCTACATCTCCACCTAGTTGGAACATATACGATCCTGCCGCTGGGGTTGTCAGCGTAGCAATGTTTGTAGTGCCTTCGGCCAAATCAAGCGTTGCCGTTGCTGCTGCGGTGTGAGTAACCTTTACCGTCATGACAATGGCGTTTTTGTATTGTGAACGAAACAGCGAAGAAGCAACCGCACCAGCGCCTCCAACGGTGTCGGTTGGATATTGGGCGGTTGCGCTTGTGCTAGTCGTCCAATAGCACGGTTGATTGTCGTGGATAATTCCGCTCATTTTACGGCGTGGGGTTTGAAACGGTGTAGGGGCTTGCGGGGACTCCCGGCAAGTAGGTGCCAACCGCGCTAAGTCCCGTTTGCAGCGGAGGGCCGTATTGGTGCTGGATCGCTCCGTCGCGTTCTGCGGCGGTCAAGTAAAGCACGCCCGTGTACAACGCTTGCAGGCGCTGGTCTAAGCTTGCTTGGTCTTCTTCTTCATACCCGCGCGCGAAAGCACGCAAGATCTGGATGTACAGCGGTTCGATGTACTCGGGAATGTTGATGAACGACGATTCGTCCAAGTTGGCGGGTGGCGTCCAGCCCGCCCTGTAGAACACCGTAAGCGCCTGCGCGTCGGTCGTGACTGGCGTCGGGTACAGTTCAAAAATCGGAATGGGAGCGCCGCCGGTGGGGTTGGCGCGGCTCACGAGCGAAACCCAAGTCATCGCTAAGCCCACGCCAATGTTGTGCGAGCGCAGGCGGCTAATTTCGTTGATCGAAGTAATGCGCACGCGGTTGACCAGTCCCTGAGTGAACTGCACCGAAATCAAATCGCGCAGGTCGGACGGGCAGGTAGACCAGCTTTGCGCTGCGGTAAAACCTACATAGGCGGACTGCCGCTCCAGCCACTTCCATTCGTGCATGGTGCAGAGGAATTGGCCCGCTTGGTTGATGACCGTCATCGGGTCAATAGTCGCTGACGGCAGAGCATTGCCCAGCGTGTGGCGGATGTGGTCTACGCAGCGTGCAGCGGTCAGAGTCATAATGTTTTGTGTAGCTTAGGGGAGACGGTCGCACCGCCTCCCCTGACAAGCTGATTACTCAGCGGACAGATGCAATGCCCCAATAATCAACGGCGCAACGAGAAACGGCGAGTGGTGAAGTTGCGGTTGTGCCACAACCCAAACCCATTGCATAAACGCCGCTGCTTGCAGCACCGGATGCCTTAAGGCAATCCAAGGCAATTTCGCCAACCTTCACGCCATCAACATAAAACTGATGCTTGATGCCATCAGTAATAATGCCCAAAGCATAGAAAGTTGCAGCCGCCATGGGCGCGACATTGGCCCACGCAACCGTAACGGTGTCGTTGCGTGCGCCAATTTGAAGGAACCCGTTGTAGAAACGGAAACCAATACCCTGCGCTTGCGCAATAGCCACCGCAGTAGTTCCGTTAGACCAAAGTCCCCACACCGCATAATGCGTTGCCGCTGAACCTGCGCTGCGCACGCGAGCAAAGCAAGACAACGGCTTGCCAGCCACGAGATTTTGAATTCCGCGAGTGCGAACAATCATTTCGTCGTTTGTGGCGCTGCCAGAAGTGACGCTGTATACACCGTTTGTGTCGCCGGTGCTTACAATAAAACTACCAGCGGCAACTGCGGTTCCAGTAGCAGTCAAATCATACGACAAAACCGAAGTGCTTTGGGCCGTCGTGATTCCTTCATAAAAATCATCCCACATCGCCACGGGAATCGGCATTGTTCCCGGAAGCTCCGTGCTGGTTCCCGTCGGCAACCCAACTTGGGGGAATTGATGCATTTGCGCGAACAGCATTGTTGATTTCTCCTTGTAATCAGTAGGCCGCGTAGACCTGAGAAGCAGTCAGCGAGGTGCTGGGGAAGTTGCCCGTGACGGTGCCCGGCGTGATGATCGCGTGGATGTGACGCGCCGTGCAGACATTGTTGAAGTAGCTGTTGATGTACACCGTCTTGGTAAACGGCTGGTTGAACGGCGACATCGGCGGCTTGCGAACGAAGTACTTGTCCTTGTGGAACACGGTCTTCAGGTACTTGGCGTTGAGCATGTAGTACCGAGGGCCACGACCAGCAGCGTTGGTGTCGCCTTCCGAAACCATGTCGGTGGTTCCAGAGTTGACATACAGCGGCGCCGCGTCCAGTTGCGGCACATACACGATTTCCATGCCAGCGTACATCGGGCCGTTGAAGGCCGAGTCGGGGCTGGTGCGGTTCGTGTACCAATCCTGCCCTTGGCGCAGCAGGTCGGTCATCACAAGAAGACCCTTCTTCGTCGTGAAGCACGCGATGCTGTTCCAAGTGTTGGGTTCGAAGTACGCTTCCTTGCCAGCAGGCGGGCGGAAGTTCAGTTGCAGGAACGCATCATCCATCGCGTTGATGACATTTCGCGCGCCAGCGGTGGGCTTGACGGCGGGGCTGTCGTAACCGATGACGCGGTTGCGCCATTTGGTCTTGCCAGCAGCGGTCGGGCTGATGGTTTCGACCGTCGTGAAAGCGCCAGCGCCGCCGACATCGTTGAACAAGCCGTTGGCTTGCTCGGTGACAAACGCCGGAATGGAGTAAGGCTCCTTGCCAGCGGCGGCCTCCATGGTCGTCGGATCCGGCACCGCCCACCACTTGTTCTCCATGCCGTTGCAGATCGAGGTCTGCACGCGCATTTCGAGCTTGGTCAGCAGCGACTTGTATTGCATGAAGCGGGCGTCGTCGGTGTACGACGAGCCAGCGTTCAGCGCCTCCTCTTCCTCCGTCCAGCTATAGCTGTCAACGGCGAAGCGCCACGGCGACGACCAGCGCGTAAGCACTTGGGGCATCGTCGGGGTCTGCGGGTCGTTGGGCTGATACATCGAGAAGGTGTTAGCTTCGTCGAACATCAGTTCGTCGCGGATCTCGGAGCCGCCTTGGACGACTTCCGAGTAATCCTTGCCGCGAACGAAACGCGCCCAAGAGTAGTTTTGAAGTTGAGCGGCGTTGACGAACTTGTCCGGCCCAGTCAAGAGCAGCGGGCCAGTCGCTTCCGCCCAGTCGGCAAAAGAAACAATAGCAGGCATTTTTCAGTCCTTGTTTTTGTTGGTGTCAGTAACCATCAACGCGACGGCGCGCCTCGGCGCCTGTCAGTCCTTCGGACGACATGAGGTGGAAGATGGCGCGGTCGCGGGACATGCCGTTCACTTCGACATTCCCGCCCCTCTTCGGCACACTCGGCTGTCCGCCGTTGCGTTTTTGGTCGGTCTGGAATCGTTGCGCCTTCGTTCGGGCGGCGATTTTGTCGCGCAGCACAAGCTGGGCCGCGTCGCGCATGGCTGATTCGGTTCTTTCAGCGAGATCCGCAATGTCCATGTACACGCCGCTTTCGGCCAGCCGCTGCATCGTCTGGGTCACCTGTCCGAACACTTCCGCTTCGCGAAGCTCGGGGTAGTCCTGCGCCAAGGTATTGCGAGCCGAGGTGAGCAGCATGTGCGTACTCATTCCCGTCGCCATTTGAAGCTGCTGTTCCAGATGCGAGTAGCGATCTGCGAGCGGCTTCGTGGCTTGCTCCAATGCGCTGGCGAATGCGGACTCTGCTTCGTCCCCCAACATGAAAGTGTCGGCAAGTTGCTTCGCCGCTTGTCGGATGTAAGCCTGCTCGGGTTGCTCCGCCAGCGCCTGCTTTTCGGCCCGCTGGGAGTCCGGCTGGTTATCCGGCTTCGACTCTTGCTTTTCCTGCTTCGATCCCTTCTTGAGGGTGGCGAACTCCTGAGCCATCCTGTCGGTTTCGGACTGCATCTTGTGCAGTTGCCGTCCCCACTTGAGCTTCACCTCGTCGGGCAAGCCCTCCAGAATGTCCTTGGGGACTTTGGCGCGGCGCAGGGCGGTAAGGGCGCGTTCTTGCGCCTTCGCGTCTGAGCCATCGACTTCCGGCCCCGTATCGTCGTCGGATTCCGCGTCCTCGGCCTGCACCAGCTTTGGTTCCGGTGCAGACTTCGGCGTCTTGACGAATTTGCCATCCTCGCCGCGCTCAAGCGCCTTCGAGGATTGCTCCTTGGTTTGGGCGGCTTCCTTCGCCTTGGCGAGGGCCGACTCCTTGACCGATTCCTGCTCTCGCAGCTTTTCGGCCAGCGTGTCGTAGACGACACGAGCTTGCGTTTCCGCGCTGGGTTGCTGGGATTCCTGCGGCTGCGCCGCGTCCACCTTGGTGTCAACCGTTTCCATATTCATACTTGTATCCCGTCTTTGCGGAGAACTCCCTGATTTCCCTCATGCTCCGGAAACACGGCTTGCCCGTGCCCGGTTCGTGGTGCGGCGCGTCAGGGTGCCAACGCGGCAACGAATGCGAAACAAAATTCGGATCGAGATAGCGCACTTCCGGTTGCGTGGACGAAACGATGCGCGTGTAGTTCTTGCCCTTGACCTTGATCGATTGACCGATCTTGGGCGCCTTGCCCATCGAGTACTCGCGCTCGATGATTTCTCCGTCCTGCCCTTGAAATTCGTACCAAGCCATGTCACGCCTTCGTGGTGTTTCCGGCGCGGTTTGGCGCGCCTTGGGTTTTGCTTACGCGGGACTCGACCTTGTTGCCGACGGCCTTGCCAAAACCTTGGTTCTGCGCCAGCTTGGGGGCGTTGCGAACGGGTTCCGGCGTTCCACCGCCGGGCCTGCCGCCCGTGGCACCGGCGGCGCCACCGGACATCATCTGCATTTCCATATTCATTTGCGCCATTTCAGCGGCGGCATCAAGGTTCAAATACTGGTCGAGGTCGGGCATGTTGAACGCTTCGCCCCACCGCTTGAGCCACGATTTCCAATCCCAGAACGGCGCGGACATCACGGCTGGCAGCATTTGCATGATCGCGTTGCTTGCGGCGACCATCTTTTGCACTTCGCTGCCGTCGTTGCGCACGGCGTCGATGTGGATCTCCAGATCGTCGAAGGACATTCCGCTGCCTTCTTCGTCCGTGTCCGTAATCTGCGACAGCATGATCATCATGGCTTCGCCCTGCTCGCGCGGCAGGTAACCAGCCTTGACTGCGCGGCGCACGCCTTCGGCCATTTCTTCTGGCGACTGTCCGCCGACGAACACGCCAAGCTCGCGGCCAAGCGGCAGCACGCTGCGCTCGTCTTGGTCGAAGTACCACAGCACGCTGCGGAACAGGCGCTTCTCGAACTCCACGAACTTCATGTCCACGAAGCCCTGCAACGCGCTGCTGGCCTGCGCGGCAATGGCGTTTTCCGTGGCAGTTCCGGCGCCGCTAACCTGCCCGCGCACGGCGTCACCCATGGCAAGGTTGCGATCCACGCGCCCGCGCAGCTCAAATTCGCGCATTTGGGCGTCTTGGCTTGCGCCGCCGACTTCGATCTCGACGACCTTGTTCTTTTCGATGCCGGGCGCGGCGACAATATCTCCGTCCGGCGCGGCAGCCAGCTTGTTGATCAGCGACGGCTTCAAACCGTCCACGAGCGCCAAGGACTTGCGGCGTTGCGCGGCGTTGTTGTTTGCACGCGCTTGGTTGTTCAGTTCTTGGATCTGTCCTTCGTTCGCGGTCAACGCGGACAACGGCGCGGACTCATCGGGCACCGTGTACTGCCCGCCGACGACATACGGCCCCCATCGCGGGCCGTAGAACGGACGAGGATCGCGCAGGAACGCGGCTTGCCCCTTGCCGTCTTCCGACGCCCAAGCCACGGTGAAAATGGTGCCGTGATACCGCGAAATTTCGGCCTTGGACATGCCCTCCCAAAAAGCATCGTCCTCGGGCAGCGTGTATTCCGGCACCCAAATCTCGTAATAAATCACTTCGTTGCGCGAGGGCGTTTCACCTTGCAGGTACTTGTCCCGCAAACCCTTCGCTTCAATGTCGGTCGGAATAGCCTTGATGTTGGCCTCAATCCAACCGGCGCCATCTTCCTTGGACTCCTCTAGCAGGTCGTCCTTGTCGCGGATCATCACATGGTACATGTACCGCGCTTCCTCGATGGACAGCGCGATTGGATCCCAGCCAAACCTGCGCGGGGAGATGCGCACGGCCTTGGGCGTCATCACGGGATCTTCGGCTTGTTCGAACCCGCTGCGGGCGTCTTGGTGGACGATGGCCACCGACCACGCAAAGCAGTAATCCGTAGCCAGCTTTTCGCGCTCGCGCTGGTAGTTCGTGTCGAGGATCCAGCGGTTTCCAGCATCCTCCAACGCCTGCACGCGGGCTTGGTCGCGCGCGGTGGACAGGCGGATCTTCGGCTCGATGCCCGTCAACCGCGCGACGGTGTGCGCGACATAGGCGTAGTAATAGTTCTCGGGGAAGTATTCCTCCTTGCCCGTGAACTTGCCGTAGAACGGCGACGCATAACGCTGCACCTGCCTGCCGAACCACTCGCGGTGCTTTTCGCAATACCGCTGCGCGGCCTGCACTTCGTCGTACAGGTTTTGCGGAGTCACCTTAAGCATTGGAAGTTTCCCATTCTTCGTGGTTCAGCAACTGCCCAAGCGTGTTTTCGCTGTACTTGGGCTTGTAGACGACATCCTTGCCAAGGTCGCGTTCCCACGAGAAAGTGCATGCGCCGCGCATGGCGTCGCAACCGTGGTCGATGCAGCCCGGATCGGGCGTGTCGCGGTTTAGCTTGCCGTCCTCGACAAGCGGATACACATACGCGGGGATTTCCATCTCGGTACACCACGGCTTGCCTTCGCCTTCCAGCCGCGAGTCCTTGTACTTGGTGGCGTTGCGCAGCAGATACAAGCCGTAGGTCTTGTCGCCGCGCTGCTTGAAACGCACGCGCACTTGGTCGATGCCCGCTTTTTCGCCTCCGGGGCCACGGTGCTTGTCCCATTCGCGCACAATGCGCGGCATGCCGTGGCGATCCAGCCACCTGTTGAGGTTGCTGATGAACGCCGGATCGTGGTCAGTCACGATAGCGCTCATTTCGTATTCCTTGTTGATTTCCACGATGGCTTTTGCCCATTGGTCGTGATCCCAATGGCGCTTGTAGATCTCGACCAAGCGGTACATGCGGTTCTCGCCGTCCACGCCCCAGCATTGGAAGACGCCGGGGGCGTCAAAGCCAATATCCTGAGCGCCAAGGAACCACTTTAGGTGGACTGGCTTGTCGAGATTGGGAGACACGAGGAACCATTCGCCGTTTTGCTTTTCGACGGTTCCATCGATCACATGCTTGTGCGGGTCGTAGTTCTCCCACACTTGTCCTTCCGCGCTAACCCATTTCCCGTAGTACAAGCGTTGCAGACGCACGCCCGACAGCGCCGACTTCAATCGGTTCAGGTATTCGACCCCGTCCGGCGTCCACTTGCCCGTGGCGTGATCGAACCACTTCGGATTATCCCAGAACCGCCCGACGATCCGCTGGGCCTTGCCTTGCAGGCAGCGTTGGTTGGCCCAATGGTATTCGTCCTCG